CATCAATTTGATCCTCTGAAAGCTTTACCGTATATATTTTTGGGTGATCAACTTCCTTCATCACTGCTTTCTTCCGTATCAGTAGTCATTTGTCCAGCTTCAGCAACAATTGAATCTGGATTAAGGGTTTCAGTACTAACCCATAATAGCATCCTAGATTTAGAGTCTTCTCTAATAGCATGGATTTGAGTAGGTATACTCATCATTTCTTCATCAGAAATAATAGCTTTGCCACCAGCATATTTCCAAGCCAATGTAGCTAAACAACGTTGCATACCAGCTAATTCCTGTTTTAGGAAATCAATTTCAGTAGCTTGGCTCATAATTCTTTGCATCTCTGGATTACTAGCCAACATTTGAGCCTGAGTTGGATTTGAATTGATATTCAAATTTCCACTACCTGGCAAAATAATACCGCTCATTTTAATATTCCAAATCTAGCTCAAGCTGCTCATCCATTAAGATTCCAGCTTTTGCTGTTGTAGTAGTGTTTCTTGAGTAAGCCTGCGACTACCCAATTCTGCGCATTTTTTAGTTAGTTCTAGAAAAGCTCTTAGCTCTCCAGTTCTAAATTTGTAATAAGGAGAGCTTTTTAGAATTGAGCTACTACGCTCTCCTCTGTGTATGATCATGTCTATTTCTTGACCGCGTGCGTGATAAGCAGTAGCAACTTCCATCATAGACAAATAAGGGCTAGATATTGGAGAAGGTTCTCTTCCCAATAAAATATCAACATATCCATCTATCTCGTGTTCTAATTCTTCTAAAGAAGGAAGTCCATACTCTGTTTGTACTTCAGTTAAAGTTTTACTGAACTGCATGTCTTTCTGCATTGGTTTTCTAATACTGACTGCAGGACTCATTTAGGCCACCCTTCGTAAGTAAAACATACGTCTTTAAAATCACAGTAATTGTAAGCCATGCCTTCTTTATTGATACACTTAGGCAACAAAGGTGGCAATACTTCGTTGCTTATGGACTCAGCTAAACCTAGCAAAGTGTCAGTTATTTCTTTAATAATACTATCATTTCTATAAACTCTAAATTCGCGCCATTCTTGTGTGTTTTTGTCTTCATAAATAGCTGAATACTTTTCTAGATCACCCATTAACATGTATGCGTGCATTTGATAAATGTGCTCTTCTTTTGGTCCATAGGCCAATACTTGTGAGTAGCCTCTAGAATTGATACTTTTAAATTCAAAGCCAGTATCATCGTATAAAATACCGTCTGCAGTGCCTTCCAGCAATAATTCTGGAGCAGACATAGGTACTTCGGCAGCTTTTAACCAGCCCTCAGTTATTCCAGCCATTTGCCATTTCAAGTGCAAGAAGTTACCTGTGTGGAATATATTTGCTTGCTTTTCAGAAACTCTTTGCTCATATGGAATTTTTAGATATTTGAATATTCGCTTTCTATCACAACTTCCAGTATCTGATCCTCTAAAAGCTAGTCTTCTAGCCCTATTGCCACCAACTGAAGAGGACAATGCTTCCCCAGCAAATTTGATAGCTTCTTCGCTATAAATGGCGTTTGAATGGTTTTCCAACCAATCTGCGTGCCTCATAGTAACTGCTAGTTCTTCTTCAATTGTCTTAGCTAGCGTTGATAACTTCATTATAAACCCAATCCAGCTCTAATTATTGCTCTTAAACTGTTCTCTATTCCAAGAACAAAGTTTCTTGATTCGTTGTCGTCATCCATCTGATCTAACTCTAACGCAGTTTCTATAGAAGCTATAGCCATTCTATCTAAAGCGTCGCAGACAAGTAGCAAAGTCTCTCTTACCGAATCATCTGGCGCAGAAATAATCGTATATCTAACTTTGTCCATAATGTCTTCTCAAGTAGTGGTTAGTTCCTTGGTATACGACTTTTCCATTTTCTTTAGTTACATATCCATCTATCAGAAGACCAGCTTCATATGCTTGTCCTCCATCGCTCCATGCATGGTGCTCTCTGCATAGATTAATCTTGTGGTAGGTCTCACCAACCTCATCTAAAATTGCACCACCACGAGCCCTAGTAAGCATGTGATGGGATTCAGTAGGTTGTTTCCAACATCTGCACCACACTTCATTAACCCACAGCATTGCTTCGCATCCATCACTCATCTGATAACCCTTCAAATGCCCTATTTTCATAGAGCTTCCCAAAAGTTCCTACTTCCATATCTCCAGTCTCTAAATATGGTTTAGTACCAGATACTTTGGTAAGTCTGGCAAACTGCTTGGTGCTTTCATAACCATCTTCTGGTCTAGCAGCAACAATCTTTTTTGCCGAAGCAGGGCCAAGACCCTTGATAGATCTCAAACCTTTTCTTATGTACTTACCGTTTTTAGAGATGGTGTAGCTTTCATTAGATTCGTTTACATGAGCTATTTTGATCTTGATATTACGTGCTCTAGTAGCAGATACGTAGTTATCTTCTTTTGGAGAGCCAGATGAAACATCAAGCAAAGCAGTGTGAAATTCAACTGGGTAGTGAACCATTAGATATGCGCATCTGTAAGCGGTCACTCCGTAAGCCATTGAGTGGGCTTTGTTGAAACCATAAGCAGCAAATCCTGTAGCAGATTCCCATATGAACTCGTAATCATCAGAATTGAATCCATAGTCATCACATAGTTGCTTGATCTGTCGCTCAAATCCCTGAATAACATCTCCAGCTCCACCAATATTAGAGTTTGAAGCCTTAACTGCCTTCAGAAACTTAGTTAAATCAACTGCCTCTAGCCCTATCTCTCTAAGTACGGAGATAACTTGCTCCTGGAACAAGAAGATTCCTTGAGTATCATTGGTCGTAGCCATAAGGAACTCATGTCTCTGAGGTATTTTTGTCTTCTTGGCTCTTCTAGACAAATACGTTTCCGTAGCGCCAGAGTTCATGGTTGCTGGTCTAAATAAAGCCATAGCGTCCACAACATCGCGTAGTTTAGTGGGCTTCAGCTTAGATATTTCACGCTTGGTAGTCCAGCCCTCTAATTGGAAAACACCGTCAGTATCACCTTTAGATATAGCCGTAAACGTTTTACTATCATTTAGTGGAATCCAATCTAAACCTTCACTAAAATCTCTTCCTAGCATCTTAATAGTCTTGTTAATCACAGTTAAGGTTTTAGATCCTAAAACATCAAGCTTAACCATTCCAAAGTCTTCAATATCGTCCATTGGATACTGAGTAACCATTGTTTCGCTGCTTGCTACCCACATAGTTGGAATCAACTTGTCAAATTCCGATTTAGTAGTAGTCACCACTAAGCCAGCAGCATGAGTTCCATAAGAAGAAATTGCGTTGTTATCGGCAAGCTTAAATAACGCGTTCTTTTCTTCAGAAGGTATTTGATTCCATTCCTGCAGAACAGCACCCTGTCTACGCTTAGACGCGTAATACCTGACTCTAATAGATCCCTTGCCACTTTCATCATCCCCTGTTAAAGAATGGGTAAGCCAGGTGCCAATTTGAGTGACAGCAAATCTTTCTGATAGCCAAGCAATTAACTTATCACGCTGTTCGTGTTCTACGTCTAGGTCCACATCTGGTGGTTTAGTTCTGTCTTTAGAGATAAATCTTTCAAAGGATAAGCCATACTTAATTGGATCTACTTGAGTGATCTTCAACAACCAGCACACTAACGAACCAGAAGCAGATCCACGAGTAGTAGTGTAAACAGTGTTGTTAGCACACCAGTCAGTAACTTCAGCAACTAGATTTAGATAGCCAGCCATTCTAGTGTGCTCAATTACTTCCAATTCTTCTTGTAAACGCTGTTGATAAGCAGGCTTAAGAAGATCTCTTTTTTCCAATTCTAGGTAGCAACGGTCGCTAATTTCCTTTAGAGGATCTTCCACAGTGAAAGGAATATTGTAAGAGTACGAATCCAGCTCTTTAATTTGCAGCGTGTGAGAATCAAGCAAATCAGATAAACCTTCAGTTCCTGCTAAAAGTCTTCTTTCGTTGTGGTGATCAACAAACCATTCGGTGTCTGCTAGATGGAACCCATCTCCTGGGAACACAGCATCTTCTGAGTCGCTACCATAAGCAACTAATCGTTTTAACGTCTCATGGACAACTTTGTCGTGCTGGTCGCAGTAGTGGCTATCTTGAGTCAGAATAGTTGGAATGCCCAATTCGGTGGCTAAATCTAATAAAATATCTGCTACAGAATCGTCAGTTAGTCCGTTACCATGATCAATATTGTGGTTCTGTAGCTCAACGTAAAACTTATCTCCAAACCATTTAGCGTAGGAGCACAGGATGCTCTTAGCACGATCCATGTCTCCGGCTGCTATAGCTTGGACTACAAAGCCGAAATAACAGCCTGAAGTGCCTGCTATGCCCTTTAAAAGACCTTGTGAGCTTAGTTCTGCTAAGTCGTGCATATCCAACAAAGGCTTATTGTAGAAATTGACGTTAGACATACTACTTAGATTACAAAGATTGTTATAGCCCTCAGTGCTGTAAGCAACCACACACATATGGTGTCTTTTGGCCTTTTTATCATCTCTGTTATTAACTATATAAAGTTCTGAGCCAGGAAAGGGCAAAATACCTGCTTGCTTGCAGGCTTTATACAACTGAGCAGATCCAGCCATGTTCCCGTGGTCTGTTAGACCAAGAGCAGGCTGACCATAACCAACGACTGTGTTTACCATGTCTTGAACACGTGGCAAAGCGTCATTTGCGCTGAACTGACTGTGGGAATGAAGATTCCAGATCTTCTTTTTGATAATCACGTGCCAGAGCTAGGAATCGAACCTAGACAGGTGGACAACTGTTCCTGATAGAAATGCTGGGACGGAGCTTTCTATCCTCTGGCTGCTTCGTTAAGAAGCGTTCAGAATCAAGCTAATGAGCTTAGACTTCGTGGAAGCCTCTTTAATGCTCTTTGGCTCAATTTCTAATTCAATAGCAACATTATGTAAAGCCGGAATCGTCATCTTAAACAGATCTGATTCATCAATGATTTTAGTGTCATTGCTGACACTTTGATCAAAAGGGACAACATCATCCTCTACAACTGCTTCAGTGTTCTCAGTAATTGTGATGCCACCAAACTTGGCTTCCCAAACAGAACTAAGAATTTTATCCACGTCAAGCAAAGTATAGTCAGCGACATCAACTTCGTACTTCTCGCCCTGCTCAACATCATATTCGGTGTCTAACCCAGCTCCCGAACGGATAATAACATAGTCACGGTTCAACAACGTGTCGTCATTA